CCCTTATACATATATTTAAAAAAACAGATAAAAATAGAAAAATGAGAGGGGGGTACTAATTTACTATTTAACTAATGTATTAATATTATTATTAATAATATACTAATATATATATATAGAGTAATACTTAGAGAGCAGATTATACAATATACAATAAATATTTAGGGTACTAAAGTTTTAACTAAAGTTTCACTAAATGAACTAAAATAAACTAAAATAAAGGAAAATAAAAATGAATAACGAAAAGCAGATCAGAAACGATACACTATCAATATTATTGGCAAATAGGATCAATTCACACTTAGACGATAAATGCAGGTCAATTAAAATTGCAAGATGTTGTAAGGTAATACGTGATAAAACAAAGGATAATGTATTATACGATGCTTGCCGCAGTATTATAAAAGCCAATAGTGATGGTAAATACAAAGATGTTATCAGGGCCATTGGTTTAACTGAAATAAATTATTTTATGGAGTATTAACTTTCTTTAGACTATAAAAAGGCAAATAATTAAATTGAAATATATCCCAGAAAAAATAATAATCATTATCATAATAATAATTTTTTTAACAATTGCAGGGTGAAATAAAAATGTATCATAAAAAGAAAGCAGAATGCGCGTTTAAAAGCTATGAGCAAGCCATTAAGGACAACAAACCCGAAGCGGCAAGCAAACACCTTACCGATTATAATAATTACAAGGAAATGGCTAACACGCTCGCCAAAGCTTGGGGGTTAGAGTCATGAATGTATTAAGTTTGTTCAACGGTATGAGTTTTGGGAAAATGGCTTTAGAGTCATTAGATATTAAAATTACAAAGTATTACTCAAGTGAGATCGATAAATACGCTAATCAAGCTACTCAAGCGTTATTCCCGGACACAATTCAGCTCGGCGATGTTACCCAGTGGCGCGAATGGGATATTGAGTGGGCTAGTATTGATCTTGTTACCGGCGGTTTTCCTTGCCAAGCTTGGTCAATGGCTGGAAAGCAATTAGGTGATAAAGACGAGCGAGGCATGTTATTCTGGACGATGCTCGACATTATGAAACACATTCAATCAGTTAATCCAAAAGTTAATTTTATGATTGAAAATGTAAGGATGAAGAGAGAATTTGAGGAATACATTACAACGCATACAGAAAACGCTTTAGGTAATGTTTATAAAATACTAATCAATAGCGCCCTGATATCAGCTCAAAATCGGAATAGATACTACTGGACAAGTTTTAAGGTTAAACAACCTGAAGATAAAGGTATTTTATTAAAAGATATTATTGAACATGAAACAAATATCAATTATGAGTTATCTGACAAATTAATTAATGGTTTTTACAATAAGAAAGGAGGGTTTAACGGCAGATTTAACCCTATGGACATAAAAACCAAAGAAAAAAGTTATTGCTTAACAGCTAGATATTTTAAGTGCAGTGCAACTGACCCCTATATTATAACTGGGAGTACCAATCAAAATCTTTACGGTATTAACGCAAGAAAACTAACACCGCGCGAATGCTTTAGGCTTCAAACAGTGCCAGAGCATCACATTGATACTTTATTAAACGCTGGCATTAGCAACACTCAATTATATAAAATGTGCGGTAATGGTTGGACGATGGACGTTATAGCCCATATCTTTAAAAGTTTATAACAGACACAAAAAAGCCGCTTTAATTAGCGGCTTTTTATTATTCAAAGTCTTTGTCAATTTGCCGTTGATCTTTTAGCTCTTGTATTCGCGCCCTAGTTACCGGCTTACGGTGTTCAATAATTAATTTAGCTTGCTTTTTTAAGTTTTCAAGCTTTACCTCTTGTTCAATTTCTTTGTTTAATTTTTCGTTTATACCGTCCATTATTTAACCCCGTTGATCACAAATTTAATTTTAATATCTAAGCAGTCTAATACTTTAACCACTCGCGCAAGTTTAACACTGGAATCATCGTTGAGCATTTTAAAAACATCGTGGTAGCTTATACCCGATAGTCTACACAATTGCATAGTACCGTTTATATCGTTGTTCAACATGCCTTGTTTAATCGTTTTTGCTAAGTTCATTATTCACGCCCATCGAATTAAGTTAACGTATATTAAATTTAATTACATATACTGTAAAGTATTTATTTACTTTCAAAATTTTATTATTTATATTACATTTCAACAGCGGGAAATAATTTACGGTTTGCCATCCAACCGCTGCAAATAAACTCACACAAGCAACCGTCCAAATTTAATAAAAGGATAAAACAAAATGTCATACGAAAACGATATAAAATCATCAATATTAGAACTTGAATACGGACAAGACATGTATAATCGCGGCGTTGCCGGTGGAAAGTCGTTAGGTGTATCGCTATTACATATTGAGCTTTTAAAGCACGGCTTAGGCACAGACGCGAAGTTTTTGGAAATTTTAAATGGTTTGCGTGCTGAATTTGATAAATCTTTAGGGGATAAATAATGGGAGATTTTGATAAAGATTTCATGAGCGCTGAATACAACGCTGGTTATAATAAAGGGTATGGCCATGGTATAAGAGCTGCGGCTATTTGTTTAGTAATAATATTTTTTACAATACATATTTTTAATTAAATTTATTTAGTCGAGGAGGATAAATGATGGGAGATTTAAGTAAGCATTTTTCAAGGGCAGAATTTGCATGCCAATGCGGTTGCGGGTTTGCCACTGCGGATATCAAGTTGGTTTATTTATTGGAGTCTATCCGGGAGCGGTTTAAAAAACCAGTTAAAATCACAAGTGCATCCCGTTGTCCAGACCACAACAAAGCAGTAGGCGGCGTCAAAACGAGTAAACACTTACAGGGTATCGCGTGCGATATTCAAGTTAAAGGGGTTAAACCTTATGCGGTGTATTGTTTCGTTGATGGATTCGCGCCTAATAGTTACGGCGTTGGTTTTTATGAGTCATTTACGCATATAGATGTAAGAAAAACAAAAGCCCGGTGGAGGGGTTAAAATTGTAAACTACCTACCTACAAAAATAAATGATATAATGGGCTAATTGTAATCAATTCAGCCCTTTTTATTATGTCAGATCCCGAAAGCCAAACACTCAGGCAAGAAATTAACAGCTTATCAAATAAGATAGATCTAAAAGATCGTGATACCACAGCGTTAATGCAAATCGTTATACAGACAAATAAAGACGTTTCAAATAATCTAGTAAAACTGACAGAGGTCGTATCAAACGTGACAGTTTTAGAGCGAACGCAGGAAGCACAACAAGCGGCATTAAACAAAATCGCTGAGAGAGTTGCTGATAATGAAACTGATATCAAGTTAAGTTTACAAGATAAAAAACATATTAAAGAATCGCTTGAAGAAATCAAGGCCAATCAAAAAGACGCGCGGGCGTTAATCGCTAAGATATTCGGCACAATTATTACACTCGCGATCGTCGGTGGGTTAACTGCAAAACTTATAGGATAATTCAAATGATTCGCTCAATGGTAAGTAAAATGATCAGGTCTATGATCACAACAGTCATAAACCCTTTTGATGGTTTAATATCTCGATACTTCGTAACACTCGACCCTGTGCTTCAGTCACATTATGAGATGGCACAGCCTATAACTTTTGCGGGTGATTTTGAGATTGAAGTTGAATTTTCTTGGGATGATTTTTCTACTAACAGTGAAGATTGCTTGCTTGGGACCTCAACTGGTACTTCCATGATTGCTGTAAAAGGAACAAATAATGCAACACCAAACGCAGTTTTATTTAGGGGAGAAAGTGTATCAGATGTCGTTTTATATAATGGATTAACGGGCGATAACAAACTGCAAAAACTAAAAGTACAGTATAACGCACCTAACTTGACAATAATTATTAACGGACTATCCACTACTCAAACACGTTCAAGCTTCCCTGTCACTTTTGACAAAATAGGAGTCAGAGGGGTTAATCAAACTTACTTCGACGGCATAATAGCCAACGCCAAATTTACAGACAAATCAGGCGCTAGCGATGTTGTAACAACTTTCAAGCTTAACAACAGCCCAGCCGCTGAGAATTATACGTACAGCACAGAGCTACTAGACAACAATACTTTTTTAGATAACGCTAACGCTAGACAGTATTTAGTTGCCACTAAAGGTTGGATTATTACAGACGGAGGCGAAGTATGATAACTAAATTAACAGGCTATTATTCAATTGGTGGTAATCCTGTCATAGTTGATGACGGGCTAGAAGTCTCCTTTTCAGATGATAAAGAATTGATTATATACGATACTGAAGCCGAGTTTTTAGAAGCATTTCCAGAACCAGAGCCAGAAGAATTAGAGGGTGATATATAATGTCATTTATATTTAAAATAACAACTACAACGTCACCGCAAACTTTTGTTATACCTTGTGTTGATGAGGGCACGTTTAACGCCACAGTTGACTACGGGGACGGAACAGGCTCACAAACTGTTACAGCCTATAATGATGCTAATTTAACGCATTCATTTGCAACAGCAGGACAGCACACAATAACTATTGATGGCACTTTTCCGAACATTAGGTTTTATGATGATGCAGCAAGTCGAGTGCTTATTGATGAAGTTGTAGATTTGGGGGATGTAGGTTGGGTTAATTTAGCTAGGGGATTTAGAGACTGTACAAACTTAACCGACTTTAATGTCGGTACAGCAGACACTTCAAGTGTTACTACTATGCAGGACATGTTTAGAAGTTGCACAAGTTTAACAACTTTAGATTTAAGTAACTTTGACACTTCAAGTGTTAATAATATGTATGCCATGTTTTACAGTTGCAATAACTTGACCACCTTAGATGTTAGCAGTTTTGACACCTCAAGTGTTACTAATATGGGTTTGATGTTCCACACCTGCCAAAGCTTAACAACTTTAGATGTTAGCAATTTTGACACTTCAAGTGTTATTGCTATGCTGCAAATGTTTCTTAACTGCACAAGTTTAACAACTTTAGATGTTAGCAATTTTGACACTTCAAGTGTTACTGATATTTCTAGAATGTTTCTTAATTGCACAAGTTTAACAAATTTAGACATAAAACACTTTGACATATCAAGCGTAACAAACGGAACAAGCTTTCTACAAGGCGCAAACAACGCTTTAACCACCACAGCCTATGACGAACTACTAGAAGCATGGGCAGCGCAGGACGTACAGCCTAACGTGCCTTGGCATTTTGGCAATGCTCAATATACTGTTGAGACTGTTGCAGACTGGTACAGCCCTAGGAGTGCGTCATCGTTATCAATTATTAATAATAAACTGGTTAGTATTGCAGATAGTACAGCAGTGTTTGGAGCAGCACAGCAGATTGATAACTTGATTGTTGGTAATGTTTATAAAATTGCAGGCAAAGCAACTTGTAGTAATGCTTCAGCGTATGTTTATATACGGGTTACTAATGATTCAACAATTACTGGGGTTGTATTTAATGTTAACGAACTGGAAAGTGTGACAGCTAACGACACTTTTATAGCAACTGCAACAACGCTTTATGTCGGTGTAGTTGTCTCAGGCCATGCAGCTAACGACACAGTAACAATTGATGCAGGCATAACAGTCAAAGAAATCACAAACTACACAGAAGCGAACGCAGCTAGTGAGATTGAATATTCACAAGAGAATGTGTTTGGGGCTGAAGAGGTTGTTAATGGTGATTTCGCTACTGACAGCGATTGGAATAAAGGCC